TGGAGCTACAAACCGCACCATGATTCTCGTTACACCTGAATTAGACGTACCCGTACCTTTTTCGCTTACACCGCAAGAAGCTAGAGATTTGCACGCCCGTGCGCAAGCTGCGTTCAATACGGTCGAGTTCTTAACGGCCAACGGGATGCAACTCCCCGCAGTGACTGATGCAGATAAAAAAGAAGCGCGTGAGCAATTCTTTGAGACACCCACTGCAAACAAAGAGATCAGTTCGGCAACTGCTGTAATGCTCAAGGCTATGCTGAATGAGTACGACGTTGAAGTCGTGCGTAATGCGGCGCAAGTTAGAAATTACGTCAAGATGCGTCTCATGATGTTGACAGACTCTAATAAAGAGTCAACCCAGTTGAAGGCGTTAGAACTTCTGGGCAAGATGAGTGACGTGGGGGCGTTCACGGAACGCATGGAGATCAATGTCACGCACCGTACTACTGAAGAATTGCAAGCGGAGTTGGCCAGCAAGTTGTCTTCTTATATGGATGGCATCATTGATGTAGAGGCTAAGTCTCTTGAAATCCCGCAAGAAAGATATTTGAACGACGCACCTGCGGTGCAAGTAATTGATTTGGACGAGGAGTTAGGGCTCACTGGCAAAGAGTTGGAAGAGCTTGATGACTGAAGTCGTTGAGAAGACAAAACTTGAGCTGGTGCTGGAGAAACTCCAGACACTGCCGTACAGTCAGCAGCAGACGCTGATCAAAAAGTTCCCCAAGGATGAGCAGGAAGCCATCGCGGAAATTCTGGATGAGCTAAATACGAGAAAACTTAGGGAAAAAGCGGCTGATGACTTCATGGTGTTTGTGCAGGAGATGTGGCCTAACTTCATCCATGGTCGGCACCATGCCAAAATGGCTCAGGCATTTGAGCGAGTGGCGCGAGGCGAGTGTAAAAGGCTCATCATCAACATGCCGCCACGGCATACCAAGTCAGAATTTGCGTCTTACCTGCTGCCAGCTTGGTTTTTTGGCAAATTTCCGGGCAAAAAAGTCATTCAAACCAGCCACACTGCTGAATTAGCGGTAGGTTTTGGTCGAAAAGTGCGTAACTTGGTGGATTCGCCTAACTATAAGCGGATATTTCCGGCCTTAGACCTGCAATCTGACTCAAAAGCGGCGGGTCGATGGAACACAAACTTCGGCGGGGAGTATTTCGCTATCGGTATTGGTGGTGCTGTGACCGGTAAAGGTGCGGATATCCTGATTATTGACGACCCGCACTCGGAGCAAGAGGCTGCGATGGCGCAGACTAACCCGGAAATTTACGACAAGACATACGAGTGGTACACATCCGGCCCACGTCAGCGTTTGCAGCCGGGCGGCTCTATTGTTGTAGTGATGACACGCTGGTCTAAGAGAGATTTGACCGGCCAAGTGATAAAAGCGGCAGCGCAAAGGTCGGGTGAAGAGTGGGAAGTCATCGAGTTTCCGGCAATCCTGCCTTCGGGTAAACCCCTATGGCCTGAGTTTTGGTCACTTGGTGAGCTGCAAGCCTTAAAAGAAGAACTGCCTAACGCCAAGTGGCAAGCGCAGTACATGCAGCAGCCGACTTCGGACGTGTCGGCCATCATCAAGCGAGAATGGTGGAGGATTTGGGATGAAGATAGTCCGCCCTCGTGCGAATTTATCATTCAGTCTTGGGATACGGCGTTTCTTAAAACCGAGCGGGCGGACTACTCGGCATGCACGACATGGGGTGTGTTCTATCAGGATGATGACGGTGGGGTTCCACGGGCTAATATCATTTTGCTGAATGCCTTCAAGAAACGGATGGAGTTTCCTGAATTAAAGGCACGGGCGTACCAAGAATTTAAAGAATGGGACGTTGATTCGCTGATTGTGGAAGCAAAAGCGGCGGGTAGCCCACTGATTTTTGAGCTTCGGGCGATGGGAATCCCCGTGCAAGAGTTCACACCAAGCAAAGGAAATGACAAAATAGCCCGTCTGAACGCCGTGGCTGATATGTTTGCATCGGGCCATGTTTGGGTGCCTAATACACACTGGGCAGAAGAATTGATTGAAGAAGTTGCAAGTTTCCCGTCAGGCGAGCATGACGACATGGTGGACTCGATGAGTCAGGCATTGCTACGTTACAGACGTGGCGGCTTTATTCAACTGGCGTCTGACGAAGAAGATGAACCACGGGCTTTCCGCAGGAAAGAGCCGTACTACTGAGGATTAAATTATGGCAATCGAGAAGTCACTTTACGCAGCGCCCCAAGGGATTGAGGAGCTGATAGCCCAAGATGCAGCGTCTCCTCAGATAGAGATTGAGATCGAAGATCCTGAGTCAGTGGATATAAATGTGGGGGGTCTAAGTATCCACATGGAGCCCGCAGAAGAATCGGACGAAGACTTCAGTGCCAATCTGGCTGAATATATTAGCGAAGAGGCTCTACAGAATCTTGCTTCCGAACTGATTGGTGACTACGACGAAGATATCGCCAGCCGCAAGGACTGGATGCAGACTTACGTGGACGGTTTGGAATTGCTGGGTATGAAACTAGAAGACCGCACCGAACCTTGGGAGGGCGCGTGTGGTGTATATCACCCGATGCTGTCTGAGGCTTTGGTGAAGTTTCAGTCTGAAACCATGATGGCCACGTTTCCAGCTTCCGGCCCTGTGAAGACGCAGATCATTGGCAAAGAAACACCGGCCAAGAAAGAAGCTGCCCAGCGTGTCGCAGACGACATGAATTACCAGCTAACAGACGTGATGAAAGAGTACCGTCCCGAGCATGAGCGCATGTTGTGGGGTTTGGGTCTGGCAGGAAATGCATTCAAGAAAGTGTATTTTGACCCGTCAATTGACAGGCAAGTGTCGTACTTTGTCCCTGCGGAAGATATCGTAGTGCCGTATGGCGCGTCCAATTTGGATTCTTCTCCTCGGGTGACTCACGTTATGCGCAAGACCGAGAACGAATTGCGTAAGTTGCAAGTTGCTGGGTTCTATAGAGACATTGATCTAGGCACTCCAGAGAACGTGCTTGATGAAGTCGAGAAGAAAATCGCGGAGAAGATGGGCTTTAGAGCTACCGCCGATGATCGCTTCAAAGTCTTGGAAATGAACATAGACCTTGATCTTGAGGGCTACGAACACAAAGACGAAGACGGGGAAGAGACTGGAATTGCACTACCTTATATAGTGACTATAGAGAAAGGCTCTGGTAGTGTTTTGGCAATTCGCCGTAACTGGGAGCCCGACGACGAGACACACGCCAAGCGTCAGCACTTTGTGCATTACGGCTATGTGCCGGGCTTTGGCTTCTACTGTTTTGGTTTGATTCACCTGATTGGCGCATTTGCCAAGTCGGCCACAAGCACTATGCGTCAGCTTATTGATGCCGGTACGCTGAGCAACTTGCCCGGTGGTTTCAAGACTCGCGGCATGCGTGTTAAGGGAGACGACACTCCGATTGCTCCCGGCGAGTGGCGCGATGCAGACGTTGCCAGCGGTACGCTAAGAGATAACTTGTTACCACTACCATATAAAGAGCCCTCACAAGTTCTTGCTATGTTGATGGAGAAAGTTGTCGAGGAAGGCCGTCGCTTTGCCAACACTGCGGATATGCAGATCAGCGACATGAGTGCTAACGCACCCGTGGGCACCACACTGGCAATTCTTGAGCGCACACTGAAGAACATGTCGGCCATTCAGGCGCGTGTTCACTACAGCATGAAGCAGGAGCTGGGTCTTCTTAAGAAGATTATTGCGGACTACACCCCTGAAGATTACGACTACCAGCCCGTTGAAGGCAGTCGCAAAGCCAAGAAGTCTGACTATGAAGACGTGGATGTAATTCCCGTCAGCGATCCGAATGCGTCCACCATGGCGCAAAAGATTGTCCAGTATCAGGCGGTCATGCAGTTGGCTCAGGCATCCCCTCAGTTGTACAACTTGCCACTTCTGCACCGTCAGATGCTAAGTGTGTTGGGTATCAAGGATGCAAACAAGCTGGTGCCGATGGAAGATGACCAGAAGCCGACCGATCCGGTGACCGAGAATCAGAACGTGCTGATGGGCAAACCTGTCAAAGCCTTCTTGTATCAAGATCATGTGGCACACATTACGGTTCATACAGCAGCGATGAAAGATCCAAGGATTGGACAGTTGCTCCAGAACAACCCGATGGCGCAGGCCATGCAGCAGGCCATGATGGCCCACATCAACGAACACTTGGGATTTGAGTACCGTCGTCAGATCGAGCAACAACTTGGTATGCCTTTGCCACCGCAGAAGGATGAATCTGGCGAAGAGATGCACATGAGCCCAGAGATCGAAGCGCGTCTGTCTCCATTGTTGGCTCAAGCGGCTCAGCAACTACTGCAAAACAACCAGCAGCAAGTGGCTCAGCAGCAAGCCCAGCAACAGGCTCAAGATCCATTGATCCAAATGCAGCAACAAGAGCTGCAACTCAAAGCGCAGGAAGTCATGTTGAAACAGCAGAAACAGCAGATTGATGCCGCTGCTAAAGCAGATCAGTTGGATATTGAGCGTGAGCGGATTGCCAAACAGCAGGAAACCGAATTCAAGCGGATTTCTGTTGACGCATTAAAAGTCGCTGCGCAAATGGAAGAAGACCGTGAGAAGCAAACAATGGATCGCAGAGCGGATATTCTTAAAAATTTGAGGGTCAATAATGAACGCACTTGATGTTCTAGTCCAACAAGCGGATGAAAAAGTATCTCAGATAAAGGATTGGCTGGCAGACGGCAAAGCTGATTCTTTTGAAGAGTACAAGAAACTGTGTGGTGAGGTTCGCGGTCTACTCATCATGCGGGGATACATACTAGACCTGAAACAAACCATGGAGAACTCGGATGACTGAATCCATTTTGTTGGCTACAGACGCCAACAACCCCCAAGTTGTGGGAGCCTACAACTTCACTGCCACCGCAGAGGAAAAAGGCAAACAACTACCCAAACCGTCAGGCTATCGCATTCTTTGCGCTATTCCGGAAGCGGAAAAGCAATTTGAAGAAAGTGAAGTTGGATTGGTTAAAGCAGACGAAACTATGCGCAACGAAGAGACTCTTACAACAGTCTTATTTGTTGTTGATATGGGGCCGGACTGCTACAAAGACGAGAAACGGTTTCCAACAGGGCCGTGGTGCACGAAGGGTGATTTTGTCCTTGTGCGTCCCCATGCGGGTTCACGTCTGGTTATTCATGGCCGCGAATTCAGAATCATCAATGACGATTCTGTTGAGGCAGTAGTGGATGATCCTCGTGGTATTAAACGTAAATAAAGGAGCACAAAATGCCTTTAGACCAAGACGAATTTAAGTTTCCTGACGAAGTAGCGCAGGAGAGTAAGGGAAAACCCGTAGAGAATGCGGCACCCGAAATTGAAATTGAGATTGAAGACGATACCCCCGTCGAAGATCGTGGCCGTCAGCCGTTGCCAAAACCCTTAGTTGAGGATTTGGAAAGAGATGAATTAGACCAATACGACGACAATGTTAAGAGCAAACTTAAACAGATGCGTAAGGTTTGGCACGATGAGCGGCGCGAGAAAGAGGCTGCTTTACG